GTACGGAAAGTATGGCCTCGACCACTTTTCCAGTAAAAACCTATAGGATGAACTTGAGAATCTTCATAAAATATATTTACACTCTTGACATATAATAGTCAAAATGCTAATATAAAATATTTTTCTCTTTTAAAACCACGGTATAATAATGATATAACTTAACTATCAGAGGATACAGAAATGTCAGTACAAGTAAATTACGGAGACGAAGTAAGTCAAAAGTTCCTTAGTGGAATATCAAAGCTTTCAAAAGTCGTCGGTTCTACACTCGGAGCAAGAGGAAGAAATGTCGCAATAAACAAAAGAGGAAGAGTTCATTGCACGAAAGACGGTATTACGGTGGCAGAAGCGTTCAGTCTTAAGGACGAAATAGAAAACATGGGAGCAACCCTCGTAAGGGAAGCATCATCCAAGACCAACTCCGAATGTGGAGACGGCTCGACCGGTTCGATAATACTCACGGAAGCAATATACAAGAACGGTCTTAAGCACGTAATGCTTGGAGCAAATCCAGTCCAAGTCAAAAACGGAATAGACAAGGCCGCCGCAAAGGTAATGGATTACATAAGTTCGGTCTCTAAGCCAATTTCAACGAAGGAAGAGATAAAACAGGTTGCCAAGGTATCTGCGAACGGAGATGACGAGATAGCGGAAGTAATCTCCGACATGTTCTCCAAGATAGGCAAGAACGGCACCATTCGCGTAGAAGACGGTTCGACCATGAAGATGGAGTCGAAGATAGTGGAGGGAATGGTACTCGAAGACCGTGGATACGTATCTCCATACTTCGCAAACAACGAGTCGCTGGAATGCTTCATGGACAACCCATACATATTGATTTCCGACAAGAGACTCTCCAATATAAACGATCTGATACCGTCTCTACAGAGTGTTGCAAAATCTGGTCGGCCACTTCTAATCATAGGTGAAGACATAGAAGGTGATGTCCTTTCAACATTGGTTCTCAACAGATTGCGCGGAGGAATGACCATATGTGCAATAAAGGCACCTTCATACGGAGACTACAGAAAGGCAATTCTCAACGACATCGCCATCCTAACCGGAGGACAACTCGTTTCGGATGACACCGGTGTTCAGTTACAGCAAGCGACACTAGAGAGTGGACTACTGGGACAAGCGAAGTCAATTACAATTACAAAGACCTCTACCACCATAGTCGGAGGCAAAGGTGAGAAGTCAAAGATAGATGAACTCGTGAAGAAGTTGGAACTTGAGGTATCCACCGTAACAGACGAATTCCAACTCAAGAAACTTCGTAGCAGGTTGGCCAAACTCACCACCGGTATCGGAGTAATTCAGTGTGGTGCACCAACGGAGGCCGAACTAAAAGAGAAGAAGGATAGGGTTGATGATGCTTTCAATTCTGCAAAGAACTCGATAAAGAGTGGAGTTGTGGCAGGTGGTGGAATAACTCTCCTCGCGGCAGCAAAGAACGTTTCAATAGAAGAGTCGGAATTCAACGGAGATGAAATAATAGGAGCGCGAGTTCTCATGGAATCGCTTTCCGCTCCAATAAGAAAGATACTGGAGAATGCCGGAGAAAAGACCGACCTTATAGTGTCAAAGGTAATGGAAGAGGATGGAATCGGATATAACGTAGTCTCGAAGAAGTACGTGAATATGATAGAAGATGGAATAGTCGACCCGACGGCAGTCATACTGTCAGAGGTCAAGAACGCCTCCTCGATAGCCGGACTGATGCTGACGACAGACTCATCTATAGTCGACATCCCCGAAGAGAACAAGCAACCCATTCCTCAGATGCCAATGATGTAATTTCCTCATAGTGGTAGTGGTTAACATACAGTTGGCCGGACGAAAGTCCGGTCTTTTTGGTATAATAATCACATGTTAACTATCAATGGAAAAACCCTCATCACTACTGACTGGCATTTTGGTCTAAAGTCGAACAGTGAGAAGAGAAGAGATATTCTCATATCGGTCACTAAGAGCATTACTTCATATGCGAAGGAAAACGGTGTAGAGAACCTGATATTCGCAGGAGACTGGCACCATTCCAGGTCAAACATCTCAATTGACACGATGACAGTTTCGCTGAAATGTATGGAAGCACTGTCGAGATACATAAAAAACATATATCTCATACTAGGCAACCACGACATATTCAACAAGAGTTCGGTCGATGTCAATTCGATGCAGATGTTCAAGCACATAAAAAACGTCACCCTAATCAAAGAATCCACCGAATGCATTATCAACAACAGTAAGTGTCTGATGGTTCCGTGGCTCGGCAGAATGAATTTTCCGCCGAGTACGTTTGACATGATGATAGGACATTTCGACATTGACTCCGGATATGTAAGGTATTCGTACATAGAAGAGGCCATGCGTAGAAACGAGCCGAAGGAAGAGGTGCTCAAAATGCTCGAAAGCGACGAACTCCTAAGGGAATCTGGTCTCGACCTGGAAGAAGACTTCGAAAATATAGAGGACACATTTCTGAACCGAGAAAAGTCCTCGGACCTAATCGGAGTCCCAGTCGACATCGTGAAGGAAGGTGGTACGATATTTTCCGGACACATACACAACCACCGAGAATTCTTCACCAAGTCCAGAAAATTTATCTTCATAGGGTCTCCGTATCAGACAACCAGAGGGGAGATGACATCAAATGATGGTTTTTACATACTTAACGACGATTTCAGTTATGAGTTCCATGAACTAACTAACATACCTAGATTCATTGACATCAAAATGTCGGACATAGTTTCAAACATCGATGGATTTAACTACGATATAGCCAGAAACAACATAGTTCACAGAATATACGACGTTCCGGTAAGCAGAATCGATGATGCTAGAATATGTGGGAAAATAAACGAAGTCAAACCATTCGAAGAGATTCCACCAGATTACAGAAACACATCACATGACTTGGGTACGGATCCGAAAGTATACGAGATGATAGGGAAATCTCCAATGGAATATCTTCGCTCGTATGTATCCGAAATGAGCGATGACGCCCTTTTGGAAAGAAAATCCGAAAGAAATAAACTCGTCCCTATGATAGAGGACCTTTACAGTCAAGTTACGGAGTAAAAAATGACAAACATAGTATTCAAGAGAATGGAAATCCACAATTTCATGTCCTATGGGGATGAGAAGTTTGACTTTGAAAAGACCCAAGGCATGAGCCTTATAACTGGAAAGAATCTTGATATAATAGGTTCGAAGAACGGAGTGGGAAAAAGTAGCCTTGCATACGCTCTGCATTACGGATTGTTCGGATGCTTGCCGTTCAAACTCAACAATAGGAACATACCCAATAGGTTTATCAAGGGAGACAATCTCACATCGGTGACGATATTCCTACGTTCCGGAAAAGACAACTACAAGATATGCTCCGGACTCAACGGACGAGCTTCGTATTGTCAATTGTTCAGACTGTCCAACGGCAAGGAGTTCGATATCACGAAATCCACAATAGCGGAAACCAGGTCGTACATACAGAAGGAGATTATCATGTGCGATTCACAGCTGTTCATGAGAACGACATTCCTTAATTCCGACCCAGACTATAACTTCTACAATCTTTCAGGTAGGGAGAAGGATGATTTTCTTGACAAGATATTCAATCTGAAGGTATACCGTGACATGTATTCCTTCAATCACCGACGGCTTTTGGAACTGGAAAAGACGCTGATAGGTCATCAAAATCAGATGATGGTATTGCAGAAGAACGACGAAGAATATCATTCGAGGAACGCGGAGTTCATAGAAATAAACGAAAACGAAAAGATTAGACTGTCAAAGGAACTTGCTGAGGCGGAGAACGAGCTTGAGAAAAAGAAATCCGTAATCGTGGAGAGGAATACGGAAATGGTATCCAAGTGTCAGACGGCCATGGAAAAGGTTCTCAACATCATATCGGATTCAAAACTAAAGGTACAAAAATCCGAGTTCGCAATTCGTTCGCTCAAAGGGAACATATCCATACTGGAGGGAAAGATAAAGGACCGAGAGGCGATAATCAACCGACATAGCGAACTCAAGAACAAGCTATGTGAGGACTGCAGGTCCGTATTTTCCAACCATTACAATCTAGAGTCATACCAGGAAGAGATACGGAAATACAGGGATGAAATAGCAGATAACAAGGTTAATCTCGTCAAGGAGAACGAATCTTACAAGGGATTTTGTGAAAGACAGACAACTGCAGAATCAAAAAGAGACCTCATAAACTCCAAGATATTAGAACTGAACGGAGAGTATGAAAGGTTGAGGAAAGACATATTGTCGTCAGAAACATCGGTGTCCACATTGAGAACCAAGATAGAGAACATCAGCAATATGTCGAACCCCTATACCCAGATGATAGAGAACAACAATGCCAAGATGTCCTTGGAAACCGAGTCCATAGAGACATTGGTGGAGGAGATAAACCATAGGAAGACGATAGAGGAAATCGTCGGACAAGACAACATCAAGAAGTATGTCATAAAGGGAACCGTAGGAGTATTCAACGACAAGGTAAAGCATTTTCTGCATCTTCTCGGAGCCAACTACGATGTGATATTCGACGAGAACATGGATTACAAATTCGTTACACAGGATATGGACAGTGCGGAATTCCATAACTTCTCCAGTGGAGAACAAATGAGAATATCAATAGCCACGTGCCTTGCCTTTAGGGATTTTCTGTCTTCGAAGAACAGCATGACTTCAAACATACTCATTCTGGACGAATTCATTGACAGCAACGTGGACAGTCAGTGCATAGACAATACCGTAGAGATACTGAAAGACTTCTCCAGCGTTAACGGTCAGAACATATATCTGGTATCTCATAGACAGGAAGTAGGTATCGACAATTTCGACCGCATAATACAGATAGAAAAGAAAGACAATGTAAGTTCGATAAAATACTTCAAACCATGATATTCAAGCGTATAATATCTTTATGGAACAAATTGTCAAAGAGAAAAGTGAAAAAAATGGCAAAGAAATATGATATAGTGGTCCATGACCAGGATCCGCAGGTCAAACCATATCCACAAAACGGTCTAATAGCGGAAAATGTTGAATCATTGAAGAAAATGTTCAGCATGTGTGGTCAGAATATCGAGATAGTCAGGGAATACGAAGACGATGAGACGAGAAACTACGGAAAGCCGAAGCAGATTGAAACTCCCAAAGATTTCGAGTTTGCAAACGGTGGTGGAATGGACAAGGCTCCAGGATTCATGCATGTAGACCCCAATCTACCACAGTACAATCCAACAATTACACCCACGACTACAGTAACCAAACGTCCTCCAATTTCGTTTGAACCACCTAGATTCTTTGAAATCGGTGGCATAAAATGCAAGATGGAGAACGGTAAGATGTATCAGAAGCAGTGGATGAGACTCTCCGATACCGAGTCGCTGGAATTCAGAATAGTCTCGGACTCCAACAATAAGATTTGTCCCATCAAGGGAAAGCATATAGAAGTAATGAAATGGGTTCTTGTCGAAGACGGCAACTGTGAAAACGAAAACAACAAGAGCGAACTTCAGTTAATAGGAGGATAACATGACCATAAGCGAAATGACTGCAAAGTTACTCGACCCGAATTCAAACATAATAATATCAAGAACCGGTCACAAAGGATGCTACTATCATACATATACGGATGAGTTATTCCATGGAACCGTTGGAGAATATCTAAACTCCGAGAAAACCGAATTTGAAACCAGAAGCGAACAGTACGAAAGCAATACGATACACGAAAACAGAATGAAGACAAAAGAATGCGAAGTAGTCCACATATCGTGTCAAGATGATTGTCTCGTGCTGTTCATAGAAGATAAAAATGGGGAACTTGTAAATGAGTAATTTCAGATTTGTCATAATCTCAAAAGACGATAAGTTCGTCATGGATATACCGTCCTCGGATAACATAAAATTCGAGAAAATAGCAAATAACCGCGAAAACATAACGAAAGTATACAATAAAATACTCGATGAGGAAAAACAATCCCAGAATAGCGATTTCCTGATATTCATGCATTCGGATGTAAAGGTCGACATAGCGCACCTCGTATCCCATATAGAGGAATGCAAGGATAAATATGACGTCATGGGTCTTTGTGGATGCGCTAAGATATCCATGTCACAACATCCGCTTAACTGGTTCTGTGGTTCGAGACCATTTCCGGAGTCAAGATGGGGTTGTGTCACTCACGGAGAACTGCACGACCAGACAAGTTATTTCAGCGCACACTCACCTTCGGTTACCGACCACGAAGTTGCGTGTATAGACGGTCTGTGCATGATATTCGGTAGAAAGGCAATAGAAGACGACAAGATAAGATTCGACGAGAGGTTGAGATTCAACTGTTACGACACTCAGATATCCATGACCACAGTCCTTACCAATCGCAAGAAACTTGGTGTATTGGTCGAAAAGTCCCTATATCACTACAGTGTGGGAAAGAGCATCCTTACAGAAGACTTCCAGAAAGACGAGGATATTCTGCGGTGTAGTTTTGGTATTCCCCTGAGTTGAGCATATATATTCTGCCGCTCAACTGAGTCGCAAGACCGGATTCGTCAATTACCCATCTAAACCTATCAACCCAAGGATCCTGTAACGGTGGAGCATCGGATATGTCATTGACGGACAGCGATTCAACAAAATCAAATTGTCCCTGATATGTAGAGAGCAGCGGTATCGGATAAAAACCGTATCCTATGTTCAATACCTGTGGAACGAATCCGGTATATACGGTATCCGTTATAGCCGATACTATGCTAGATACGCCAGTTTCCGGATCGCATGATATGAATGTTTTGACAACCTGCTTGACGCTGGTATCCTTTGCCTTGTCCGTTCCACAGAACATATATGTCTTGAATGTGAAATTGCACGTGCATGTTATTATATCGTCTTGGGAAGGGTCTATGTCATCAGGTCTGTCGAAGTCTATGCTGTCATCCATCACGACTTGATTGGTATATTCAATTCCCTCGAATTTTGGATGTTCACATCGAACGAAAAGGTCCTTGTTGAAAAATGGTATGAAGTTCGAGACGCATCTGTCTATGTGATCCTGATATTTTGACACTATGGTAACGGAGTATGATATGTCTATTGGTACCGGTGTGTATATGTCATAGTTTATCCTGGATGAATGATTCTGATGCTTTATCTCATTGTTCATGTTGGACAGACGGTCGTTGTTCTTGACGATTCCCGTTCTCTCCACGACTATGAGAGGGAGATTATACTGCGAATTTCGGTTCGGATTCTCCATGTTCTTGAATATCCTTGAACGGTTTCCGTATACGCATCTGAATTTCACCCACTTTCCATCGCTGTAAATCTATATGTTATTGAAAAGCCTCTGAAACTGTAGGTTTGCTATCTGAAGTTCGCGGTTAAAGCTCTGTATTTCCATTTCGATGTTCTCTTTGTCATATTTACCGTATAATAATGACATATCACTATATAGGAATAAAACATGTCAGATAGCAAAATCCAGATAAATCTAAATGATTTCAATCTCTTCTATGACACCGTGAAAACATTGTCAAAGATGTCAAACGGTATAAAGTTCTCCGTAAACAACTGTGGTCTAACGGTGTATGCGAAGAACGACCATTCCAAGTGCGAACTCACCTCCAACGCGATAACCACGGATTCGGAAATCTCGTTCTGCATAGGGGATATCGGTATGATGTTAAAGATTCTCACCACCGTAAAAACAATATACGAGGGAGACTTTTCCGGAGTTAGACTTTATTTCGACACACCGTTTATCCGAATAGAATCAAAGAAATTCAAGACGAAGATATCAACCGCCGAAGAAGATACAATAATGGATTCGGTGGGAAACAAAGTCCGTACGCAACTTACTCCACAGATGGAATTCACCACCAGTTCCAATCTCATTAAGGCCATAAATTCACACTCCTTCATTTTCAGTGACCCTACGGCTGCGAGAATATACATAGACACAGATGCGGAAATGGAGAACAACATGGTATTCGCAAAACTGGGAAACGAGGAGAACGATCTTGCCAATAGTATCAAGATGGAACTGGGAATGCTCAACTACGGAAGCATCGGTGAAAGAAAGATAATCATAAAATTCGATAGGTTAAATACACTCAACATAGTACCCTCCGAGGAAATAAAGGTGCAACTTGCCAAGGAGAGACCGGTTCTCATGTCAACCATACGAAAAGATGGCGTAAACGGAACGTTCTTCAATCTGAACATGTATATATTCCTGTTGGTACGATAATATGATAGACATTGACAGTCTGTTCGAAAGTTTTGACACCAGTGAGAAAAAGGTAACGTACAACAACAAGGAAGACATAATGTTCTTCCTGAACTTTAACGTGGCACAGCTGGTGTATGCGGAAAATGGTAAGACCCATATGGTGGTCATAACCGCAAACCGGGAACTCGTAAGGATATTCAAGGAAAAAACCGGTCCCATCGTGAAGCAGATATCTAAGACCATTACCAAAAGAATAACCAAAGGAAAGCAGAAAAACATCACATCACTGGAAATAAAAGCCTTCGACTTCATAAAGGAAAAGCCGTTTTCTATACCGCTAAAATGCAGATGGAAGATAATACGGTATGTTCCAATCACGGAAAAGAACATCGAGGAACTCAACGACAGGATGAGAGGAGTGTTCGTTGCAAACAAAATGGAGAAAGCCAAGACAAACAAACTGAATGACAATGGGAAAAAGAAATGATAGATCCTGACTTTAGAGACTGGGTTAACGACAAGGTGTTGTCTTTTCTTCCGGTGCAGAGACAATTGGTCGGAGACAAATACATATTCAGATGTCCGCTTTGCGGAGATTCCAAGAGGAATTCACTGAAGAAAAGAGGATATTATTATCTAAAAACAGCTTCTTACTACTGTTTCAACTGCGGAGAGTCCATGACCGGTATGAAACTACTGGAAAGACTCTCCGGAGAGGACTATCAAACCCTTAGAGACGAATATGTCAAGAAAATGTACGATGGGAGACATTTCGGAGCAACCAATGTCCAGAGAGAAAGAAAATGCGCCTCCAACTCACTGTTCTCGTTAAAGAGCATCGTCAAACCGGAATGGAAGAAACCGCTGAGCGAGAAGTCCAGTGCATATCTCAGAGACAGGATGGTCTTGGACGCTCCTTATCTGAAGGAAGACATGTATTCATACTACAGGAAAAACGGAGACGAATACATCCTCATACCGTGGAAGATGAACGGAATTGACTGCTACTACCAGATGAATGACTTCGAACGTCATAATCCAAACGGAAGCAAGTATATATTTCCTAGGAACACGGATAAGATGATATACGGACTTGATAACATCAACCTGAAATATGACTTCATAATAATCACGGAGGGAGTATATGACAGTCTGTTTGTACCGAATTGCATAGCCGTCGGAGGAAGAACCATATCTGACAAGCAACTTGAGATTGTCAGAAAACGTTTTCCAAAGATGAATCTATGTCTTAGTTTCGACAATGACAATCCGGGACTGGAATCTATGAAGAAATCCCTCAAGGACAACAGGTATAAGTTCTCTTATTTCAAGTGGTTTGGGGATTCTACGGAACAAAAGGACATAAACGATTACGTAAAGTCCCTAAAAAATCCAAGGGTTTTCACCAATGAGGACTACATCAGGTCGTGTATAGTGGATCCTGTCATCATGAAGATGTGGATGGCCAGAAAGGGTATCGTGTAATGGGAGTGCATGTAAACACCTCCGGACACCGTGGAAGATACAACAACAGCAAGGTCGGAGTGTTCAAACCGATACATCCGGAAAAATACATAGGTTCAAGCGGTCAGATAGTATTCAAAAGCGGTTTGGAACAAAAGATGATGCGATATTTGGATAGAAATCCGAATATAGTCAAGTGGGCATATGAGAAATTCTCCATAAAATACCAGGATATGACATCCAGACCACCGAAGACCAGAAATTACTACATAGATTTCGTAGCATACATAAAAGACGGACATGGTGGACTTAGACAGATATGGATAGAGGTAAAATCCAGTAAAGAGGTTACAGAACCAAAGAAGGAGAAGGTGATAGAGCACAACACGTGGATAAAGAACCAATGCAAGTGGAAAAGTGCCCAATTGATAGCCGAATCCAGAGGTTGCAAGTTCAAGGTCATAACAGAAAAGGAACTCGACTGAGTGGAACAGTTGGAACAACTTGAGTTCACCTCCATCATAGAACAGGTGAAGAGACCGGAAAGAACCCCAGAGGAAATTGAGGCCTCTAGACTGCTAAAAATCAAAAGGGTGAAAGATAGACGGATGTTCGAAAGGAGTCTGGTTGGAGTTCCTGCATCTACTCCGAAGAATCCTTCCGAAAGAGAAAGGGTGAAATACATATACATCTCTGAAATGTTCAAAAGCAAGAGAACATTCTACAAAAAAGGCAAATCCTTCTCGAACAAGGAATATGGAATCGGAATACTGACCGAAGACAACTATTATTATTTCAGTGAACTGCATGTGTCAGAAAACTTCCTCACCAAGACACTGCTGGAAAAACTGCACTCGTTCTTCACGTCCAAGCTGCTATTCACGACAAATACGAGAATGTGCATCAGCAAAAGCATATATCGCAGCAACGAACCGATAGTAATATTCTTCAGGATGATATCCTCGACAATCGGAATACGTGTCAAAGGTCAAACCTACACCAACATGCTCAAGCAGATAAACGAATTCTACGGATGTGTCAAATGTCCATATGGTAGCTACACGAGTCAAAAGAACAAGCGAATGATGCAGAAGATGCTCGATGAGGAAATGTTTCCGTTCATACCCGACCCGGAATGGTATGAAAAACGTGAACTCAAGAAGAAAAAACAACAGAAGTCCATAACGGAATGTGCTGTAGCGATGATATACATGGACGCAGCGTCCCAGAGAAAGGAGATATTCGACAGATATCTGGAACGGGTAAAGAACAACGTACCGACAAGGAAGATGATATCCAAGGAAGAACGAAAGAAGATGGAGAAAGAAGAGAGACTGAGACGTAAGGAGGAACTCAAACGAAACGGCAATAAACCGGAGAGATATACGGTAAACGACGACGTTCTCGGAAAGATAGAAGTAGTAAATCTTCTGTGGTGGAGATGAATATATTGTATAATAATAAGGACGACTAATACAAGGAAACCAATATGAAACTAAGTGAAATGCTCAAAAACGTAAGAAAGTCAAATGGCTCTAAATCTGCAGCTGATTCTCATCTTTTTGTAGACGAGTGGATATCCTCTGGAAGCTATGCGGTTAACCGAGCCATAACCGGGGACATATACAAAGGATTTCCACAGGGAAGAATATCCGTGGTATACGGAGATTCTGGATCCGGAAAATCATTCATTGTCGCAAATACGATAATCGACGCTCTGAACAACAACAAGGTGGACCAGGTGTTTTTCGTTGATACTGAGGGTGGTGGTCTATGGAAGTACATACAGTCCCAAGGAGTGGACCTGTCCAAAATAGAATATTCACAGGTGGCCTCGGTGGACGAATGCAAGAAGACACTTACCAACATATATGACACGTTGGATAAGGCAATGAAAGATTACGAAGAATACCCGGACAACAACGACAAGATAAGAGCGTTCGTGGTACTGGATTCCTTCGGCATGCTTGCTTCGGACAAGGCCATTACGGACATCACGGAAAAGGATAAGGTCGTGGGAGACATGGGTGTTTCGGCAAAGTCCAAAAACGAACTCATTTCAATATTGATGATGAGAGTGGTGAGGACAAACACCGCACTGATAATAGTAAACCATACATATAACGACCCTTCCGCTTTCTATCCGACAGTCGTCAAGCCGATGCCGGGAGGAAAGAAACTGGAATACGCTTCGGAGGTAAAGCTTCAGATGTCAAAGAAAGACATTAAGGAGTCCGACGCAGAAATAATCTCCGGATACGAATCCGTCAAGGACTGCAATGGAAGATTCAAGGGAACACTGTCGAAACTTCTCTGCACCAAGAACCGTAATGCCAAACCGGGATACGAATGTGAAATGTTCATATCCTTCGACCATGGAATACAGAAATGGGCCGGATTGGTAGAAGATGCTATAGCGTTCGGATACATCACGAAAGAGAGAGGTGGATATGTGGTACCTTCTTATTCCGACAAGAAAGTCTCTTATAAGGACCTAATAACGAAGGACGAAATATGGAAGACCTTTGTAGAGGATTTCAACAAGGAATCAGTAAAGAAAATGGAATATTCCAACAAGACTTCCGAAGAAATAGAAAAACTGCAGAAGGAAATAAAGGAGTCCTAAGATGTCGGCAAGAAACAGAATGAGACTGGCTCCAAAGGTAAAGGATGAGCCAGTCGAAGTAGAAGAACAGCCGAAGACTGTTACGGAAGTAAATGGAGACGTGGTAGAATGCGCAACGTTAGAAGATTACGAGAGGATAGAACTGAAGAACGTTGAAAAAGAATTCACCCCAGACGATAGAGATGAAATGGCAAAGGAGATACTATCTCTGAGAAACGAACTCGAATACATGAAAGAGGAGAATGCAAGACTTATTGCACAATTGGACGAAGAGAAGAAAAAGAAAACGGAAGTTCAGCAACCGACGTGCAATGATATCAACGCAGTATCGCTAAAGGCGGAAGTCGAACGCCTCAGACAAGACAATGCCAAACTTAAGAATGAAAATATGACCTTGCTCTATAAGCAGAATGAAATCCAGTCTAAGCTGGACTCGTTTAAACATACGTATACGAAATCAAATTATAATGTAAACATGACCGTGAGGGGCGGTGGATACAAAACGAACATGAACGGATACCAGGAATGGTGCTAATATTTGGCTGTCATAAACTTGATATGAACAATTTGCGACGCAAACGCAGTCATCTTTAGTGGCTGCGATAGTCGCATAAATGATAAGAAAAATAATTTTGTATCAAAAATGTAAATACATTTAGACTAAATAGAATACGATGATAGAAACGTATAAGTTCAGATTATATCCGACAGAGGAACAGAAGGTGCTTCTTGCTAAGCATTTCGGTACTGTTCGCTTTGTATATAACTGGGGTTTGGATTTCGATACAAAAC